CCGGATCGTTATGCTAACGAAGCACTACTCAGGTAAACTCACCTGAACAGGTTTTGCGGGTTGTATTTAGGTATCAGCCCACCTATACTTGTAAACACCTTTCTGTGGTTCCTTGCCATGCTTATCAAGCTGGCTAACCACATCCTCATCGTCCCATGGCATAATAGGAGGTAGCCATGGTCGATGTAACCAATACCAGTAATAGATCCGCTCAGTGGTCGGTGACCGCTTAGCAAATTTCTTACCGAGCACTAAATAAGTCCAAATACCATCTTTATAGACTGGCTTACGGACTACTGCTTCGAATTTGTCAGGAATGAACTTCAAACCTGATGTCGTCGGCAGTTGCTCTGGTACAGGACACAGATTACCCTGAACACGAACAATCTCTAGTAAAATGAGATCATAAGTATTCGGAATCTCCACATAGTCCCAACGTTCTAAAAAACCGTTAGCGAGCTTGTGAAGTAATTCTGTGTATTCGTACTTCCCTAAAGAAGTACATTGTAATTCAGGCATGAAAGGCCGTACATCGATACCTGTGTGGTAGTCACCACCACAGGATTCACGGAAAGGCCCGTCAACGAAAGATTTCTCCTCATTGACAGTTAATCCAAAGTCATCGAATATATCGATAACGTACGATGCAAATGCCGATGGTAGAATTATATCATCACCATAAACATCAACAATCGCATTGGAACCTAGTTCCTCCATAGTTGCCTTCGCTAATGCGTAAAACAGCAGTGTCTGGAGTGGGAACGTAATGCCTGATCCCATCAGAAGGCATGACCTAAACTCAAAAGTTTCGATCTCGCCGCGCAGGTTTTTAATCTGCCCAAGCGGTGATCTACATACTTCAAGTGCAGGCAGCCAGTCTTCAGGTATCAAAACATTAATATGTTCCTTAATGAATGAATCTGATGCACGTTTCATATCAAGTGTTGCTCCGTAACCATCAATCGAGTAGCGTAAAGCTAGCTCTTTATGACGATTTTGTTGCGTACTCAACCTAATATGTGTTCTGCTTTCTAATTGCTTGCGTATGTACAGACCAACTCCTGTTGACAGAAAACCGCCAACTGTAGAATCGGGTGCTATTATACGGGCCTTGTCGAAAGCTTTGGGTACAGGTTTTACATTAAGTGTGTATGTGGTCTTATACTTTTTTAGACCACGTCTACAAGCTCTGTGAAGATGAATATCTCTACATAGGGCAACCTTAAACCACTCCAACTGTTCGGTTGTACCGTTCAGTGTACTGTCAACCCTAACATCCAGGTAGGAATTTGCAAAAGGCAAATCAGTCGCTGATTTCTTACCAAAGGAGCAATTATCGAATAACTTTTCAAAATCAAAGCTACCCAAAATCTCGCTTATAATACGGCGGGCTCTTCGGAGTACGATCTCAAGACGGACTGTTCTACGGCGGATGCCAAACTCATTTTGTGCGGCGATAAAATCATGAAGACTTTTCTCACTGACTAAATCATATGAGTCGTCGGTTGGGAGTATAATTCTTTTGAAGAATTTCTCCAGCTGATTCATGCACTTATAATCATATGGTTTCCAGTTAATGTACTCTGGACCTTTATAATTACGAGGGTCACGGAACCATGCGGCCATATCGGGTTTAACCCCGGTATGATTTTCCATGGGTGGTAAAAGTTCACTTAGCATACTCTTTCGAATAGACAAAAGTAGCCTTGCTGGGTCATAGGAAATGATTTTCTTCCTAGAACCGCTTCTTGCCTTCTTACCTTCTCGGGATTGTCCACCCTTACTATTGGGTTTCTTACCCTTTGTACGGTTCTCGGCACACTCACGCGATGTTGATGGGCGCTTCGTGGTCATTTAATCCTCCATTGAGAGCTTAAACAGAAAGTAATTAAGAAAACTTACTTAATAGAACCGACAGTGAAAAGATTGTCGAGATCTGTAGAGTTCAACACAGCCATACCTAAGCCACGTAGAGTATCGATCTTGCCTGCTGCCGAGAATGGCGAGCATTCAGTTTCGACTCTTATGAGGTCATAAGATATGGTTCCATCGGCCAACGTTTCAGGTACAATAATTCTTACAGAGACTTTCTGCTTAGAATAGGTCCCATCACTGTTCTTCGACGGAAGACGACTAGTCGCTACGAGTTTCTCGCGTGCGAAAAAGTCATTCTCTGCCTGATTAACACAAACGATACCGTTTGCAACATTTTCACCGGAATCATCAAAAGTAATTGATGTACCACCGGTAGGGGTGTATGTAGCCCCTTCTTTTAAGACAACGCCATTAATTGACATCTTATCGTCCTTTGAGCCCTAAAAGAGCTCCAATTAAAAGTGCGATTCCATCAAGCTGATGGAACAGAGATAACTTACCCGGCACGAAGCAAGGTAAGACTGGTGGCAACACATCATCGCCTACTAGGCGCCTAATGTGCAGTGATGACACGATAAAAGGTTCGTCTTTATCCGGTGAAACATATATATCCGGCATATTCGAAAACCTTGTATCTACCCATAACCTGTGTGTTTGCTCTTTTACAAAAGTAACATACTTGTCCCCTATAACTAAATTGGTATCTCTGAAGGAACCTAACCAGGTCCCGACATCGAAGAACCAATCAATCATAAAGGAGAGTGTAACACGTTCCCAAGCAGCAGCAACAACATCATGTAGGGATGTTCCCCATGGTGATGTGTCGTTTTGTGCGAGGATGCTTAATCGACTACCACAAGTAAACTTGCTTTTAGTCAATTTAGCAACGCTAAGGGTCCCATGAGTTTGAGAGTAAGTATGATACTTAAGCTTCTCAGATTCATCCTTGTTATAGGCCTGAACCTTCTCCTTGGGGCGCACTTTATTCAAAGAATTAAGCGCGTCTTCTACCGTTAAAACAAGGGGAGTGATGGCATATCTCCACTCAAGCCAGGTACTATGCGGATTCTTCGTCCGCTTTGCCTGCGCTTTGTAGAAAGCGGAGATACGACGAAACGACACTAGCACATCTTTAATGTACTTAATCGTCTCACCCAGTTCTGCAATGAATACTGCCGAATTGAATCTTGCACTGTTTGCTTTCTCATAAAGCTGAGCTATCAAGTAATTTTGATAAGGCTCATCCTCAGGAGTGATCACTAATTGATCGGCTTCAAGTTCAAGAGTAGGCGTGACCTGTGTAGAATTCATCATTCTATACATAAAATTAGGTCCGCCATCAATACGGTCTGCACTCGTGCAATAGAACACATTTGATGACCCTCTACACTCGTAGAAGAGTTTCTCAAATTCCCTACTAACTGCGCGATCTTTCTTACCACGATACGACATTACAGACTCACGATATTGCAAGTGAGCTTTCGTGCCATATTTGGCGATGAAATTTTGCGTACTACACTTGTTAACCTCACCACAAAAGGATGAGGTCTGATACCTACTGGCCCTTGCTGAATAAACATATCTATTCATAAGGATCACGCAAGTTCAAACAAGGAGTAAAGCTCGGGGAACAAGACTGTAGCCACTAACATAGCGACTATAATCAAGCCCTTCACAACAGCATAAAACGGTTTCGTGTCCATTCGACACCTCCAACTGAGGTGCAGAATCGCACCATGCGCTCGGCTTAATGCCACGGCGCCACGTAGAAACAGTGCTCGGAGTGGCTATAGCCACTCCTCACAAAGCGGTTATCTATTTCTTGCCAGGGCCACCATACTTGGTAATATGATGTAGGTTACCAGCCTAAAGAAATAAAAGTTTGAATCGACCTGGTCCTCTTTCGAGAGTCGACCTGAACCCCACCACGGG